ATGGCGATAGACTTGGCTAAGAATGTACCCGACTCTATTTTAGACGCCACTGTAGGAATGAATATTAAACAAATTCGAGGTCTTATAGATAACGAAGGACAAGGTTTTACGCAAGATGCGGAGGGGCTTGCTAAACAGAAAGGTGCCCTTCAGAAGTTAATGAACGTGGTGATCAAGTTAGACGGCACAATAACGAGGGGTAAGGTTTTCGATACTGACTGGGGGCTAAATTCGCCCGATCTTGTCGCTGAAAGGGAGGACGCTAAAATTATAGGTGGAAATACAAGTGCGATAAGTAGAACGGGGCAAGGGTCGATGCTTCATAAACAGATAGTAGATTTAAAGGCGAATCAAGAGAAGTTTGAAAGTGACACGCGTTCAGGTAAGTATGACGAAGCCTTTAATGAGGGGATGAACCTTACAAAAATATCAGCTCTGAAACGGCACATGTACGGCGCGGGCCCCATATCGGATGTCATCAGGATTACGAAGGAGCATTTAAGGATGAACAAAGAGTTCGGGTTTAAAGGGCCGGGAGAGGGACCCCGAGTCGATCATCAGCTTATCGAGAAATTTATTAATAAACTTGTAACATCCTCGGCTTCACTAAAGGGCGATGAGAAACTCGATTTCGGTGCCGTATGGGGTTTACTAAGGGAAGCAGATCAGGAATGGGTAAATCAAAAAGGTCCAAGATACGGGATGGCTTTTAATCAGAGTGACGGAGGGAACCTCACTAATCAAAAGAAGGTTGTAAATGCTGCGCTGCTGGCTTTAGCTACGTATGCTGAGAATCAGAAGTCTGGAGCTAGCATAGATCACTCTGGGTCGTGGTCAGATCAATCTGGGCGAAGGAAGACGGTAAGGGAAGAAGTAAGAAATCAAATGAACGCGACCATGCAAGGACTTCAGCAGAGAGCCGATGATCCGCTACAAACGGGTAGAAAACATCAAGTGCTACCCACTTTCGATCAATTAACGGGAGAGGGGGGGTTGCTAGATAAGCAACTAGTTAAGAACCAAGAAGTGGAAAGTGCTCAAGCGGAAATGCGCAGATTAATGGCCCAGTTGACAAAACGCTCAACGGCTGAGCAAGTCAATATGATGAGGGACCGTTATGCTGGAGAGATGAGACAGAGAGAAGGTAAAATGGGCGCTATAGTTACTGGACTAGGCATAGGACCGGGCGCAAAGGATGAGGTGATGGACAAATTAAAGAAGGCGAGCTCGGTTGAAGAGGTGACAAAAATCATAAAAGACGCGGATGGAGAAGTCTCAGATAAACAAAAAGTCACTCTAGAGCAACTTGAAGGCGAAATACAAGAACATAAAGCTCAGAAAAAAGTCTTAGAAGAAATTACGGCCATTTATAATCGGAAAAAGGCTACCGCTGCCGCCGCCGCGGCTGAAGAAGAAGAAAAACTGAAAGTAGAAAGAAAAGCTCTAGAAAAGGAAGCAAGCGGTAAGATCGGCCAAGCTCTAGAGCTAAAAACTCCCGAAGCGAAAAGAGCATTCAATAAAGAGATTAGAAATATGGATTGGAAAAAGCTTTCTGAGCTAAATACATATTTCGATGAACAGGAAGCAGGCGTTTTACACGCACTGTATCCGGGCTCGAAGGACCTAGAGGAAGCTTTATCTCCTACAGGAGGCTTACTCGGAGAAGGGAGTGCGGCTAAGAGGAAAACAGTCAAAGAGATGATGGCGGAGAGAACAAGGCAAGCCGCAGGAAGAACTGCGAATTTATTTGGAGATAATATATTTAGTTACGATGCAGAACTTCAAAAGGCTGGCTTTAAGGAAAGATATACAAATCCAATGCTTCCCGGACAGAATAATGCTTTTAAAAATGCAAAAATAGATGACCCGTTTCAAATCCGCGCTGGAGCAGAAGTCACTTTCATGGATGACAAGGGTATTATAGAAAGCATTAGAGACAGATACGCTACAATTGGAGTTGGCGCTCAAGAGGCTAAAGCCCTTACGCAAGACGTGGCCAAGAAAGTTATTAAGGGGAGATTGGAAGCCTTCAAACTATTTAAAAATTCAGACTTAAGTTATAGTCAATATATAGTTAAGTTAGCGGGAGCTGAACTGGAAATGTTTAGAACAGATGCTGCATCCGGGAAAATAAGCCAAGCAGACTTAGCCGGTAAGTTAAAGGCTCAAGTAGATAAAGAGTTAGGAGAAGGGTTAAATGTCGATCATTTATTCGCTCAGTACTTGCACGCCAACATGTCCATGAATAAGAAAGACTATGATAATTTAGCTCGCACAGTTGCAGAGTCAATGGCTTCAGGATTGATGGGACATAAAGGCGGTGGAATTCATTCTGCTCAATTAGTTCAAGATAAGAGTAAAAAAATCGTAGACCGTGTGAAGGGCCTTGAATTAGGTAAAAGTCAAACAACGGCTTATACTAATGCTCTAGGAACATTCGAAACATTCCAAATGAATTTTAACCTAGGCTTAGGGGGCAGAGCACAGATGCTTGCTGCTTTAAATACGAAACTTCAATCTGCTCTTCAGAACACTAGGGGAACAGATGGCGAGATAGAAAAAGCTTACGATGAATACATAGAAGCTTTAACTACTGGCTTAAGGCCTCAAGATAAAATTATGGAACGTAAGGGCATAATGGATTCTACGGGTAAGAAGGTGGGGAGAGATCAGATAAAAACTTTAGATTCGAAAGTTGAAAGTATAGTAAACAAATACGAAGGTCAGGCCGCGGCTGGCCTGATAACAGAGGAAGGCCGGACAACTCTACAAAATGCTGAAAGCATACTTGAGGCTACAAAGCTAGCTAACGAAAAAGACTTAGTCTCTACGGCCGCTATGACCACCGCAAGAAAGAATTTTTTAGACGCCTTACTTAAGCATGGATCAGATCAGACGGCGGTTGCTGATGCTTATAGGAATTACGCCGCGTCTGTGGCCGCTAAATTTAAACCGCAAGATTTAACCGGTATTAGCGCACAAGTTACGGGGCAATTTGGTCAAGAAATGATGGGACCAGACGCAGGCACTTTTGGCGCAACCTCGCAAGCTATAACCGAGAAGTATAATAAGGCGTTCGGGAAGGGACAAATATCGAAAGCAGCAGTACCAAGATTAGCAAAAGCCGAAGGGGCGCTCAAAGCTGCTGAAAGTAAAGCTAAAGCAGGAGTCTTAACTGCGGAACAATTAACGGGCGCTTATTTGAAATTTCTAAATACTCTCAATTCTGAAACTAATAAGCTTACTGAGGTTCAAGCGGCTTATGAGAAATATACAGCGAGCTTAGGTGAGAAAAAGGGCGGGAAGGATTTGGTCACAAGCAGAACCAAAGTCCTTGAGGCTACGAGAAAAGGCGCCACAAGAGGCGGTCAAGCTGGATTAGTTGAGGAAGTCGAGTCAATAACCAAAGCCAATCAGAGACTTTTCAATAGAGGAAAATTAACCGGTGAAAGCTTAGAAGCTTTAAATAAAGCAGAAAGTCAGTATCATAATGCTCAAACCAATTGGGCAAACGGTTTATCGAGCACTGCGGCGTTGATGGCTGCAGCATCTAAGAATCTTCAAGCGGCTGTCGCTTCCGGCAACACTGGTAAAATAAAAAAAGCATTAAATGAATACATATCGAAATTAGATACAGAGCTTAAGCCTCAAGACTATCTTGAAAAAGCTGGTAAATTCATTCAAAAAAATCAAAACAAAGTAGGAAAAGGTAATAGAGAAGACTTCGCTAAGGATTTGAAAAAAACATCAGACAAGTACGAAAAGTTAGTTGATGAAGGGTTATTGACCGAGCAGGATGGTCAAATTATTTCTCAAGCTTTAGCAGACTTTGGCGCAGCTCAACAAAACTTCAAAGACGGTTTGATTTCTCAATCGCAACTTTTGAAAAGTGCTGAAAATCAATTATCAAAAATCTCTGGCACAAGCGGAAGCGCTGAAATCAAAAAAGCCATGAAAGACTATATGAAGGCGTCAACTGAGCCTATCGACGCCTTGTCCACCTTACAAGAGACCGGCAAAGATCTGGGGTCCTTGGGCGGGGGGATACTGGGTAAAGATCTGGGCAAATTCAAAAAGCAACTTCAAGGCATAAACCAGTCTTACAACGACTCGGTCAATGATGGTACCCTTACTAGACAAAACGCTAAGACTTTAAAGAAGGCAGCTAAAGACTTCGCTCTCTCTGAATATGAATTTGGTAAAGAGATGAGAGGTTCAGCGGATCACATTAGCGCAGCTAAATCTCTGCTTGAGAAGCATTTAAAAGTAGGCAGCAAAAAAACAGAGCAGTCTTTGAAAAAGTATTTAAAAGCTATTGATGGAGCCACGACCCCTTTAGATGTAAAGCAGTTTAATATAGGTCAAATCACAAAATTTGCAGAACAATTAACTAAGGCGGAAAGAAGAAAATTCCGCAGAAGCTTAAATGGAAAAGATTTCAAAGAGATAAGAGCTTCTAGGGAGCGTGGAGAAATATCAAGAAAGGAAGAGAAAGATATATCAAGTAAGCTGGGTGAAATCAAAAAGTTAGAAGCCGAGGGCGCCCCTCTTGAAGAAATAAGAAAAGCTTGGGACGATTACTACAAATTGAGAGGAAGGGCATATGATTCAGAGACTGAATTTATAAAAGGTCTGGCAAATTTTTATAGATTGAGCGGTCAAGGCGACATTAAAGAGGTAATGGACACCACTAGAAGGGGTATTGTGAATCAATCTAGAGGAGACTTCTCTGACCTTGATGAGGCCCAAGGGTTCAATCAGAACTTAATCGACTATCAAAACGAATTAAGGACTATAGCTGCAGAAAGAGGAGCAACCGAAAACGATCTTAAAGATGCCCTTAAGGCTGAAGCCGAATATCAAAAAATGATTATTGACTTTAACAAAGGCAAGATCCAGTCTAAAGATAGGATAGCTGGTGCTGACGCAGCACTAAAGGCTAAGAGAGCAGCAGGGAAGGACACGGCGGACGATTTCCTTGACGCTATGCAGGCAAGATTTTCATACGGCAAAAGAGAGGCGATTCAAGCTATACAAGACACTGTGTTAAATATGATCGATACTTTTGAAAGCGAATTAAATGACGCTTTATTTAACGCTATTTCGGGAGCTAAAGACGCCAAAGAAGCCTTTAAAGACATGGCTGACGCCATGCTTGATGAAATAACTAGAATGAGTATAGAAGCGACCACTAGGGCTGTTATAGGAAGCTTAGGGATACCGGGTATGGCAAGGGGTGGATTGGTAACGGGTGGATCAGGAGTTAAAGATGATGTTCCTAGGCTGTTACAGGGGGGAGAATTCGTAATAAAGAAAGATTCTGTGGATAAGTTTGGACCGGGATTATTTAAAGCTCTAAATGAACAAAATGTTGCCCAGTTTAGTGAGGGGGGGGTTGCTAGCTCTTTAGAGACCCCTTTGCAACGAAGTATGAGGAGTAAGGGTATTGGAATAGGGATGGAGAAGGTGGAGCATGTCCCTGATCCTCAAGGAGGACTAAGTAGTATTTCTGACACTAAAGGCGGAGGCTCTGGATTTACCTTGAGAAACGCTTTTGTTTTCGATGACGATAAAAGGCCTACGGGTGGGGTTCTTGAAGTAGATTCAAGGTTAAGTAGAAGAGCTTTAATGGATCCAGATAACCCGAGGAATAAAGTAAGGATGGATAAAGAAAAAGCTTTGGTAGATTATACGGAACAAAGAATGCAAGACTGGGAAGATTATCAAGAGGCTATGCAAGATTATTATGATAAAAGAAAAAATCGGTGGAGAATGGCTGGGTGGAATATAGCTATGCAATTAGGCTTAAATTATATGAAAGGCGATAGGGGTGGTGCTAAAAATAAGGGAGAGGGTCGCTTGCATGGAGCATGGGACTGGGTTAATGATAAAATAAATAAAAAGGACAATGAACCTTTCCCGGGTGGACAACAGCCGCAAAGAAGAGCTCAAGGAGGCTTTATTCCGTTTGCAAACGGAGGTCTTAGCTCTGATAAAATACCAGCTATGTTAACCGCTGGTGAATATATAATGAGTAGAGAGTCCGTAGAGAAATATGGTATCGACACAATGCGTAAGTTAAACCAAGGACAAGTAGGGGGGTATGCTAAAGGAGGTTTAGTAAATGAAGGAGGTCCGTCTAGTAGTGGAGCGAGTGGTTTATCTGGCTCTGTAGCAGGAACTAATAACGTTAACATTACAGTAAATGTTGATAGCACGGGCAAGGCTGATAGTCAGTTATCTTCTCAGGGGAGTGCGGCTTCCGAATCCGAGCAATCTAAGAATATGGCTAGGCAAATAGAAACAGCAGTTGTGGGGGTGTTGTTACAACAGCAGAAACAAGGCGGTATGCTTAGAAAAACTAGGTAAGTTTATTCTTTAATTCTTGAAGCTCTTTATCTATAGTCATCAAAGCTTGATTAAGTATAGCTTCATTTTTATTTATATCATCTCTAAGTAAGGGTAAATTTAGATTAGGAGTAAAGTCTGTTAAAATTCTATATTGTGCATTAATTTTATTATCTTTAAGGTAATTTGTTTCAAGTATTAATTCCCACTTAGTCGTTGAGACTTTTCCATTCTGAGTGTTAGGGGGTAGTGGGTGATTTAAAACTATAACAGTGCCTTTTTCAGAATATAATAAATTAGCTATGGACCTATCTTCGATTGTCCTTTTGTCAAGCATGTTGAAATTCACCTCTACTTCGGCTTTTCCAAAGACTTGTTTAGTTTCCGGAGCTTCTATATATATTCCATGGGTATCCACTTCTATATTAAGGATTCCTCCATTCTTATCAACTTCTGTGACTTTAAGTTGAGTGGGGATGTCTACGTCATTGACTAAATCTTTTTTAGAGAGTCCTCCTTGAAGGGTAAGGATTTCCCCCTTTTTGAAGTCGGCGCCCTTTTTCTTGATAGATATTTCTGAGACTTCGTACTCTTTGAATGTAAGCCTGATAGAGTCGTTCAAGCCGAGCTTAAGCCCTGTATTCTCGTGAATAAAGATTTTATCATTTTCGACCCTCTCGAAGTCTTTGATATAAAAGAAGTTTTCTTTATTTACTATTTTGTAAAAATTATCATCCTCGTCAAAAACAATAAAGCTTCCCTCTATTAAAGCCCCCCAATCCGCTTGGGAAGAAGCAATAACTTTATTAGTGTCTTTTAAAATAGAAGCCGTATATCCGAAATGTTTCCTTGTTGCCATAACCTTGTATATTTAATTTACACTATTTGGTGGTAGATTTATGTTATTTTCGGGCAAAGCTGCGATAAGAATTGCCTGTTCCCCGCCTTCTTCATCTGGCGCCGAAACCGTAATTTTGGGTCGAAATACGTAAGAACTCCCCACTTGGGTAACTTTTACACTTTTTATAGATCCATCTTCTACCTCTGCTTCTGCTTCCATATTGAACCCTTTCTTTAAGGGGTGTCCGTTTGGCCCCTCTATTTCTATTGTCGGTGGGGAACTGTATCCTTTTCCGGGGTTGTCTATATAAACTTCAAATACGTTATCATAAACATTAAAATTATTTATATCTTTAGTTTTTTTGAACTCGAAGTTCCTGACAAGATCTGGAATATCTCTTAAGTATTGTTTAATTTTTGCTATTCTTTTCTTACATAAAGAACAATCTTCCTGCTCTAACAACTTAATTATCTCTATATCTAGTTTTTGTAAAAGTTTTAATCGAGAGCTTTTTAGTTTTTGTATTTTTTGCTCTATGAGGTGGGATTCTATTTTCACTTTACCTGTTTCTGGGTTATAGTAATCACCGAACGTCGCCAAGTCATCTTCCGTGTCGTTAAACCATAGGGTCTTGTGAACTGACTCTTGAGAAAATTCTTTAAAGGATAGGCATTGTCTTACCGCTTCCTCTCTCTGAGTGCTAAAAGGAAAAGAGTAAGTAAGCTTCTCTCCAGATTTTAATACAAAAATTAATATATTATGATTGTCTCTATTTTCGTTCATAATTAATACCCAGTCTTATACCAGCCTGACACATCCCCTGTCCAGCCTATTCCGTCATAGCTTTGAGAAGATACAAACGCATAGTCAATTCCTAAAGCATCATCGTAACGGCTCCATCCTCCTACCGACCCCCACTGAGCAGTTTTTAGGGCAGTAGTATAATCGTTAGTGGTCACTACCCCAAAGAACGCCTCTTCTAAATAAGAGTCATCAATTAGTCGACCTAGGTGCACGTCAAAATATCTTCTATTTTTAATTAACCCGCCGTAACCTTGACCAAAGCCCGCAGGGTGATGGTTCCATACCCCGGGTATGTTTTCTACAATGTCTCCGGGATCAAGCCAAGTCTGTACTGTCCCTGTCGAAAAGATATCTGTCCCTTCTCTAGCAAACAGCATAGAGGTTTTAGAGGTCACTGAGCCTGCTGGCCAAGCAGTATACTTACCATTCCAAGCGTTCAAACCTAGAACTGTATACGATGCCAATCGGCCCGGTAAGTTGGGGGCGGGTAAATTATGTTCATCAAAATAGACTCTGAATCTTCTAAATCCATGTAGCGGTTTGGTGGCATCTATAGTGGGGTCGTCAGGAAGATAAACTTGTGCTCCTGTTTCATTATAGGAAGGGATGTTGTCGTCATCAATACCACCTGCGTAACCTAGCACTCCTGAAACATACGCTGACCCAACATACGGCTCTCCTGAATAAATATCTCTATGCCAAAATTGGGGTACACCGACTCGTAAACCTGTAGCTGTATGCGTGGCGCTTACCTGAACTGATTGTCCTCCCCAGTCTCCGTATTTAGCTGAACCAGCATCGTACTGTCCTTGGGTAAACCTGCATGAATAACTGTCAGAATAGTTAGGGTAATATCTAATCGGATTTTGATATTCGGTTTCATCTTGCCTGCACCCATAATCAAAAAAGCCATTATATCCGTAAAAATTTTCCACGTCTTTTTTCGATAAGATCCTTACGTTTTGAACCCCGTTCCCTTCCCAGATTCCGTTTACGTTTATCCTTATCCAAGCATGATAAGGGCTCATGCCTTTAGAGCTCGTAAATTTAGTGGGGTAAATTGGGCAGCCAGTAAAGCCTTGGTAAGGCGTCCTTGCCCCGCCACTAAACCAAGGGGCACTTCTCACGTATTTTGATCCTAGAACTGGGGTTTCTCCATCTCTTAAGCCGTAAGCTAGGAAGTCTTCTTCGCTCAGTATATAATTAGAAGTCGACGGATTTCCGACTTGGACTGGGCTTCCCGTAGTATATAAGCCGGTGTTTGCGTGGGTCGCGCCTAAGGTATCATTGAATTGACTAATGTAAGGTCTAGCAAAACCAACCCAAAGGCCCTCGTTCCAACCTCCACCCCCTGCCGCTTTCCCAGAAACCGCATAATCAAAAGAGTCGAAAAGGCTCATCGCTACGTAATAAGCTTTATCGAAATTAAAATGATTAGGAGCGTCATAGGTGTTCGTAGCGCTACTGAAGCCTGCGCCCCAATCGGGTGAAACGATTATCGTATTATTCCTCCTTATAGTCCCGTCGCATGCACAATCAGAATATATAGTGGGCTCTGTAAATGGTATTGAAATTATCTTATTTTCTGCCCTTGCGTCTGCGTCATTCGTAATGCCTAGCCTGCTGTATCTGGATACTCCTAGTAAGGTGTCAGACCTATCGTTTGCTGGTATTCCGGTTAGTCCGCCTAAGGGGGAACTAGGGGCAGACGTGAAGTCTTCGTAAGCGCTAAACGGTGTCGCACTAAGATAAACGTAACCCCCTGCTATATCATCTAAGTCGTAACCCATTTGCCTAAAGTTTATATATATTTTCCCGTCGGAAGTAATCATTTGTTCTGTGCATAAGTCTTCATCTCCTTGGCATAAACCCGGCCTAGCTCCTTGGTTTATAGAATCTCTAGGAGTCATCCAAAAACCAGAGGGTCTTACGTTATTAACTTCCGCTATATCATAACCTGACTGAGGCGGATTAAATGCGTCTGTTGAGAACCCTCCATTTATTCTGTCTCTAGCAACCACAGCAATATCGTAATGGCGAAACGGTCCGTTAGGTAACGCATAGTTTTGTTCAAAAGGAAACTGGAACAAGTTCCGACTACCAGTGTAAGGGCCCCCTATAATATTACCTGTCAAAGCGTTACTACCCGGTAGGGGTTCCCTTATTGTCACAACGTACTCTAGCTCGATAGGCGGAGTTTGACCTAAAAAGCTAGCGTCCCAAGTAAAGGCTTGATCTTTACTCTTAGGTTTTATCACAGCTCCTTTGCTTATCGTATTGTTGTTAAAGTCGTCTGTCGTCAACCTTAACGAATGAACCGACACATCTCTTATCGGATTGTGCCCTGCTACGCTTATAGCTGGGGATTGAGCATTCCCGTCAGAAGGAGCTCCCGCTCCGTTAAAAGCGTAAGCTAGAAAATAATGGCTAACGTTAGCCGCAGGTATATGAAAATTAGTAATTTTTGTATTTGAGGTTGCCGCATTGAGTGTCGCTATTTTGGTTTGAGGTCTAGGTATAGGAGGCACTGTATTTACTATGAAGTCTCCGGTCTCTGGATCGGTAGATGTAGTATCCCAAGCCGCTCCCGTTTTTAAATAAATATTATAGTGAGAAGTTGAGCCTAGCTGAATAACTCCCCCCGCTCCAGTAGGCACATCAACCGCATAATCTATTTTTTTACTGTTTACGGTTAGGTCCCCCAAGGCTCCGGTGATTTTTAAAGGGGCCGGAGGGGCTGATGCAGAACCTACGACATTAGGGTCTCTTGGAGTAAACACAATTCCAGACTCAATAGCCGCAAATTTACCAGTGTAGTGTTTGCTGGCTGTAATTTCGTGCTGTAATCCGTCGGTTTCTTTAACATCTAGCACGTTATAGTACTCTGGCTCATATCGTCTATCATCAATACTCCATGAAACCCCCGTAGCTCTATCGTACCCAGCGGGTATCGTTCCAGTAGGGAAACCTATCACTGAACCAGATATGGGCCCGTTAACTCCTGTCCCTATAATTGTAGAAGAAAAAGTCCAATCGCTCAGAGCAGTGCTGAAAGGAGTTTTAGTTAACTGGCTTCTCCTCATTTGATCAGCATCAGAAGCTTTAAAGGTCCCATCATTTATTAAGCTATCGTCATACCAATAAGTCGGAGTTGTTAAAGATAGATCATAAGTGTGATTACTCTCTATGTTCGCATACCTGTCAAGAATTACTCCTGTAGCACTTACATCTATGATTCTACCACCTTGTAAATTTATCCCCCTGTTCTTGTCTGAAATTTGAATTACGTCTCCGGGTCGCACTAATAGAGAATCTAGGCCTGCAGAGAAGTTAACGGTTTCTTGTTCGTAGTTATTCGTATGTAATATCCACCTGCCCAAGCGAATAGCTTGAGTCTTACTCGTGCAACCAAAAGCCGTAACCTCTGTCTCTCTGATTCCGTATTTTCTTATCGCGTCTATGTCCTCAACATATTCTAAAGCGGGTTTAAAGAAATTTGTTTTATCTATATACCGAACTACCGCGACAGAAAATCTGGTTTTTTTTGCGCTAGAAGCGTAACTAAAATTCCCATCGGACACGTTCGAGTTCGTGAATTGAATTATAGGCTCTTTTTCTTTATCTTGGATAGGCTGTACTCCACCCATTCCGTAATATACGATACCTCTAAATATACTTGCGAAATCTTGTAAAACTTTAAAAGCTTCTTCTCTAGAATTTATCAATACATTACAGGAGAATCTAGGCTCAACACCATCTTCTCCGTTATCAACCATTACGTCACAATATTGTGCTATTTTGTAAAGAGTCCACTTATCTATATTTATAGATTCTATATATTTCCCTAAACCATATCTTTTATTTGTTACTAAGTCATAAAAAACCCAAGCGGGGTTGTCTGTCCAGTATTTTCCTAGCTCTCTAGCGGCCCCAACGTAGGTGTCATTTAGTTTACCAAATGGTCCAGTTATTTCTGTAGAAAAGGTCCCATTCCAATCATCTGGATTATAGTAACTTCTGGTAATCGGGTCGTAATTGCTTGGAATTTTAACCTTTAACAATCTCATATCAAAAGCTCTGTTGGGTATTTGGCTAAAAAATTCAGCATTAAATCTTGATGCTAATATTGCAGAGTTGGGATAAGATAAATTAGTTTGGAAAACTTCCGTTATGGAGTCTATGTAGCTTTCGTTTTGTACGAAAACATTTATAGAATCTAGGGTGAGTCTAGTTGCTTTAAACTCCCAACCTACTAGAAGATCTTTATTGACTTCTGCGTCTTCATAATTGGGAGTGGTTGATATTGTTAAAAGATAAGGGCTCGAAATTAAACCTTCAACGTCTGTTTTACCGTGAGCATTTTGCAGCCAAGCTCCTGCTGTTCCGTCTTTGTAGATCGCTCTATATTCAACATGGAACTCTATCCGAGTTCCAACTTGTTTATTTTGCTCGTCTTCAGTAAACTCTGAGCCTACTTTAGTATAAGAAAGCGCAGGAATTTTAATATTTATCTCAAGAGAGCTTATGTTTTTATTGTAAAGTCTAAAGTTTTTCGAATAACTTTTTCCGTCCACCTCTGGTCCGTAAAGTCTCTCGTTGATGACTTTAGTTTTAGTTGTCTTAGTTGCTTCTTCGGAATTTAAAAAGGTATCACTTTTTTTAATTCCTTGGGGCTCTCCGTCTGAGATAGCCCATCTAAAGTCTTGAAAATTCCAATAGTTCTTATTGTCTTGTCCAGCGGAGACTACGGAGACTTCGTTCAAATATATAGATCTTAGGTGATTCTCTGGGAAGCCTCCGAAATCTATGAATTGTCCAGAAGCATAACCAGTTTCCCCTATATTACCAGAAAGTTCATATTCTCCGGAGACTAAACCCTCCACTTGTCCTTCGCAAAGTAAGTCTAAAGTGTTAACAATGGTCCTAGAGGTAGTAAGTACTGAGCCAGAAACGATACCAAAGCCACTGCCCGTGGTTTGGTCTGTGAATGGAATTCCCGATAAGGAAGCAAAAGCATACCCCGCTCCCCCTAAGTCGCCCAAGGCCGCTACCTCGCCGCCTGTAACTGTTTGATAATTACTTAAAACTGCCATATTCTATATCACCCTACCCGCTTCATCAATACGTTTTCTTTCTACTTCATAGTGAGACATTATAACTTGACTACCAACAGTTAGTCGACCATACCCTATTGGAACTGGTCCGCCCTCATTGATAATATTAACTGGCCCGTTAAATAAATAGGAATTAGCTAAAGCTTGTGGGTCTGAGCTAGGGTTAGTTATTTGCCTATCCTCTGGGGGATCAGGAGGCTCTGACAGGGCGTTTGCCAACCCCGCAAAGAACAAGTTCGCTCCGATTATTTTCATCGTATTGTTTCCTCCGCTCAGCCCAATTAAGGCTGCGCCCCCTAGCATCCCACCCAATCCTCCGCCAAAGTCTAAAGCACCAGCAACGCTATCGAACAAACCCATGGCTCCTTCTACGACAGGTGCAACATCGATAGTCTTTAGGTTTTTGTACTTTATATTTAATGGGCTAGTCTCCTCGTTCCCGTTGTCCGTAAGGGTATTGTTGTTAACCCTTATCGAGAACTTGACCCCTTTTCTCGCTAGAGAATTTATGATAACTCTAAATTTAGAATTAGTCATGGTGTTTATAGCGTGAAGAGCTTCTTGAACGCTAGACACCGAGAGCTCCCAAGTTTTTCTACCGAGTTTCTTGCCTACAACACCATGAATGTTGATTTTTACTAAATTTTTATTCATCGTTTTCTGGCTCTAAGATTTCAAATTTCTCTGTAACGGTATTATATAAAATACTAACGATTTCTAAATCATCGCAAACCCCCTTATCTATGTCAGAGAAGGATTGGCCTTCGATAGTGTGCGAATGATATACCGCTAAGATGTCTCCTTCCACTAAGGCGTCTAAATATTCGTCTACAGATATTTTAAAAAAGTTTTTTTTGTCTTTCGCTATATTTTTACACTCGATCGTCCTTAGGGCTCCCTCTTCCGACTCTATTAAAAAGCCGCAGCATTCCTCCGGAAGGTTTTCGTCTGCGTGTCTTTTAATTCTGCTTTTTATTTTACTACTTAATTGCATTTTAGTTGATGCTCGTTCTTGTATTAGTGCCCGGAAACCCTCCGAAAGGTAAGAATTCGTTGGTGGGGTTACTGTCTGTGCAACCCGCTCCAGAGCAAGTGTGAGCTTTTCCGTTTAACCCCCATCTTAACTTACAGCCTTCTAAGGTCTTAGAGCATTGGTCAGGTTCCCAATAAATTCCATGAGGGGGGCATACTCCTGAAAAGTAACCGGTCTTCGCTACAAAATAATATTTAACATCATTCCTTTCTAGGAAAACTACATCCCCTGTTGTGTATCTAGCTCCCGTTATATAATCTCCAGAAAATTGATTTTGTCCTGTAATTCGACCAAGCCCTTCTCCCGAGTAGAGAGGGAGGCCGTTAGATCCGGTTACTGTTCCTGATATCATTTCATTATTAGCGTTTGCTACAGGCGCAGCAAAGTCAGGTAAATGACCTGTCGCTCCGAAAATTTCTTTTTGATCGTCCCCACTTGTTGGGCCTTGGAATAACTCTTTAAATTCATAGCAACAGCCCTCCCCTCTGTATTGAAATGGGCACTTAGTTGCATATATGACTCTAGCTGGTAGTCGTAGGTTGTCTAAATCTATCACCGAAGAAAGCTCAAATTGTACGTTATATTTATCTTCATTAGCCTTCCTCTCTATAAAATAAACGTCTCGAGGGAACTCGGCATCAGAGTCCGCTTCAGTGCCTACTCCCTCTATTGTATCTCCGCCTTGGTCTAAATCTAAGAATTTCGCAAAAGTCCTTACTCTAGTTACCTTAGCTCCCACTAAATTTTCATAACTTATAAAAACGCTTTTCAAAAGAGAGAACGCGGAGTTCTCTTCCATCCCTTTTACGGCAGTTATGGTTAACGTGGGAGTAGGTAGCGTTCCTGTAGAATTCATTTCAAAACCGTTTGTAGTTATAGGGAACGAATAGTAATCATTTCCTTGAAATTTTATTGTCATCCCTTTTAGGTTGTTCATGTTATGAAACCTAAATGGAAAAGTTGGAGGGTTCACGCCAGAAACCCTTAAGCTCAATAGCTCGCCTATCTCGGTTGCGTCAATTTCATAAAGAGTTATTAAGGCTGAGGGGTCCAGCTTCACAACTTCTGTTGCAATACTTTTTAACGAAGTCTCTGCCCCTGTTTTATTCATAATGTTTTAAGGTACCTCGTTAAAGTTCGCGGAGACACTCATTACTCCTTGAGCTACGATTGAGCTAGAGAATTCTCTACATATGAATTTTTTTCTAGTATTGTAAGGAGAAGGAGGGGTGAAGAAAAAGAAATCTTTACCGAATCTAGACTCTAAAAAATGGATGATTGCTGTTGCCTCTTTCATTTTTCTCCCGTCAAAGCTTAAGCTTATATTTACTAACGTATTATTTATTCCGTCTTTCATTCTTTGCTCATACCCGTCCCCAAAAGATATGGCTTTTACTTTCGGAGCATGTTGTACTGAAAAATTATAAGACGGTGTCCAGATAAAATGAGGAGATGTAACGTTCCCTGCGCTAGCGTGTTCTGAGGTCGGGGCTGTTATCATACCGCCCCAATAAGCCGCAGCGCCCCCCGTTGTCGCTGGGGTTTGTTGACAATTGCTACAATCTTGAAGAGCGTACCAATAAAGTCCACCACTCTTTACTATATCATCTTTTTTATAGCTGGAGCTAGCCGAGTAGTCATCTATGTCGTAAATGGAAGCCATTTTCCTTTAACCTTGTACCTGTCTATTATTTACACTCAGCGGTTATAAACCGTGTAATAATTATAGGGATTATACTCTTTTTTTTAAAAAAATAAAAAAAAGACAAGAGGAAAAAGGATGCCGTTTTATACCGCAAATAATACTAATTTAAGAATAAACGGAACTGGATACTACGTTTCAAACGCTTCTATCGATAGCAATGCATCGTTGAGTCCTGTATATAAAATTGGATCGATAGCTTCAGAAGAGTATGTTTCCGAGGGGCCGGTCCAAGGGGGGCTAAATATGAGCTATTATTTAACTGGCGCAGACCCTATAAAGCAATTAATCAACGAAGACTCTCCCGTATCAGGTAATTTCTGCGGTCTGTATTTTAACTCTGGATACCTAAACTCTTACTCTTTAAATTTTGAGCCAAATCAACCTCTTCGAGTGTCTGCAGATTTTCTTTTTTTTGGTAAAATGTCAGGAAGTTTTTCTCCCGAGGGGGCATCTTTGCCAGACGTAGCGATATTAAATTCTTCAGATTTCGAATTTAACGAAACCGGGGTAGTCAACGACAATCAAATACTCAGTTTAAGCTATCAATATAATAACACCCTGCAATCATATTATTCTATACAAGAGGTTGGAGAAGGTCTCGCTCCTATAAATGTAAAAAGCACCGCGAAAAGCGTTTCCTTAGAAGTTGGAACTAATGATTATGATATCAATGTTCCTTCCACGGGTTTGTTGTGTCAGGGGAGGATTGTGTTAAAAGATAGCTCCAATGTAGAAAAAGAAAGTTATAACATCAGCGGTGTAATGCGTAGTGAGGGTATGTCTGTCGATCCCTCTACGACCTTAGGAAAAAGCTTAAGCGTTATGCAAGCTAATTTAGCTATCCCACCAAGTATAGACGGAGTGTCCCCAATAAGTGGACCAACGGGGACGAGCGTGACTCTAAGTGGTTCTAATTTCCAAGACGTGGAGGCCGTCTTCTTCCAAGGACAAGAGCTATCTCACTCCTCCCCCGTGGGGACAACCGGTATAGCAGTTACCATCCCAAAAAATATGCCGGGAGGATCAGTTTTAGCTGCGCCTTTTGAAATAAAGACAAGAGGAGGTTCTTCAATATCGACAGGAGTATTTACCGTTTCTTAGGTTTGGCAGCCTGAAGCCTCTCAATAAGCTCGAATACTTTTATTTTCGGTAGATCATTCAAGGAATTCACCTTCGATATATCATAGTTTTCTGAGTCTAATTTAGACTTTAAAGTATCGAAAGAAACATTTTTCTTTTTCATTAACTCTTGAAGAAGGGTCTTCGGATCTGATTGGTTTAACGCTTGATCTCCTTGCTGAAGGGAGGCATTAATATTATTGCTACCAGAAAGCTCTTCTTTGCCGACAATAGCGATTCTTAAAAAATTACGAACGCAACGAACAAACGCTCGATTTTCTGCACATGCGGCCAAAAAGGCTTGTCCGAAACCCGTGGTATTGTTAGGCGAAGCATCCCCAATAGCTGAAAACATAACCTCTTGTCCTTCCGTTTCGTAATTAGGTCTCCAAGTTATATTACATGTAGCTACTACATAATCAGAACTAGGAGAAACGACATCGTAAGTTACGTTCGTGTATCCTCTGATTTGAGCTAGTTCCTTAATGCCTCCTAAAAGAATGATTAACTGCCAGTCTTTTAGTTTGCTAATGTCTGTTTCTCCTTTGGCGCTATCTTTGTTAATGACTAGATACTCTGACTTAATCATTTTTCTCCAGTCGATCAGCCCGTCTTCTGTGAAAACATAATCAGTATTAGGAAGCAGTCCGTTCTCGTCTCTTACAATCTTTTTGATTTTAGGTTTTTTGACAGCCATGATAAAAGATAAGCGTTTAAGATGAAACAGCAAGCTTTTTTTGAAAAAAATTAAACCCTCTTTAAGAAAATATAATTATCAATTTCTTTCCAGAAGTTCTTGTTATCAATAACTTTAAGGGGCTCTTTCCCTCCTACCATAGAGGTGGGAGCGGAGTAATTCGCTGCAGCTTCTCCATAAAAGACTTCTCCCTCTTTTATTAGAAACCTAGAACTTCTATAATAAAGATTATCTAGATCTTGAGACTTCAAAAAATCTAAATCTTTCTTACTGGGATTATCCCTAGAATGGATCTTCCCAAAATCTAAATATTTAAATTTCAACTTTTCTAACTCCGCCCCTTGTTTCTCTGTCATAAGCAAACACTCTATGCCTGCTTTATAAACATCTTCTACGTACTGGACGCTATCTGATTGCCCTAAGACATAGACAAATTGAGTAATATTATTTTTAAAATGTTTTAAAATATTTAAAGAAACAGGCTTTCTCGTAATGATATTACATTTACAAGTGTGTAACTGCTGGACTAAAGTCTCCTCGTTAAACTCAAGATCCATTCTAACTATTAGAGAATCAACATTTAAAGCAGAAGCGTCTATAGCTCCACCTATAGGGACGAATTCTAAACTTTTATTGGTGTAATTTTTCCCAATAAAGAGGGTTTCGTACGGGAATTTGAAAGGAATACCAAGTAGCTCGCAGACTTGTCTTGCTATTTGTTCGGGCTTAATTTTATTGATGCTTTTATCTTCCTCTTGCACGGAGTAAGAGAACTTGTTGTTTTCATTTTGGGGGAGAATTAATCTTAAGTCTTCCCGTCTAGAAAAGAAAGGACCAGAGTTCTTAGGTGAAGAGTCCGAAAATAGAGATACTATTTTTTTGTTAAAATGAGAAGCTAAATGATTAGTAAAACCATCTACGCCTAAATGAAGCATCGATTTATTTATAGTATAAGCTAATTGGTTCGGTGACATTAAGCCGCTGGCATCATGAATTTTTTCGTATTTTTGTTCTTCTTGTTCTGGAGAAACTTTAAGTATAGCGATACCTTTCTCGTCCAACATGGGAAACAGTATGTCTAGGCACTCCTGCCAATAGTCATAATGTCTGGAAGGGAAAATCCCGCTGGGATCAAATGAAATAAATTTTTCAATATTTAAAGGGAAAAATTTTTCGTAAATAAAGGGCTTGTTTATTCTAAGTCCTGTATTTAGAGAATAACAATCAAGTAAATGCATTATGTTTTATTTTGTTATGTTTTTTGTAATTACAGAATAGAGTATTAAGCTGATTACATAGTAGGCTCCAGTAAAAAATATACCTAATGTTGATAAGGCTACTATAATACTAACCCACAACCCCAGACAATAAGGACAGGTAATTAACCTAACAAAAAAGCTATTATGGTAAAGGTTTAGGTAGTCGTGATAACTAAGAGTAGGATCTTTTTTCAATTTATTTTCATACGTTCTCAATTTGAAGAATTTATCAAAATTAAATATCCTAACATACTCTTCGAACGCTTCAGTATTGAACCAAACGATCAAAAAGGTTGATATTAAAGAGCTATATAAAAATATATCTAAAATCATTCAGAAATTTTCCTATAAACTAACTTAGGTCTTCCTTTTTTCGGCTGCCTAATTTTGCCTACTATGACAACTTCTTGGTTTTTTATAGCTTCTTGAAGCTTAATGTGAATTAAGCCATCAGAAAGACTTTCTCTAGAGTTATTTTTAATATCACTAGAGGTGAAGTCTTGATTTGGCCACTCGATATGCTTCCTAGGTCTCCCTCTTTTCTTACTCATGTTTTTAGTATAATGCATAAATACAAAAAACAAAAGTTTTTTTTTAAAAAAAATGAAAATAAACTAATATAGTTATGACTATTTATGAAGCCGGAGCCGAATTGTTCGGCTGGTATGCAGAGCACGACTGCTATAATACAAAAAAAGATTATAACAAACTAGTATTAGTCTCTGATACGCCAGATGAAGATAAGGCAGCCATAGCTTGTGCTCTAGAAAGTTTCCAAGAGACGGGGATAATCAAAAAGAAAGAGTCTGAAGAGGGAGAATTCTGGGTTTTAAATAAAAAATTCTCTGCAAGCTCCCAATCTGTGGAAATAACTTCTGCCACAGCACAAAAGATCCACGGTTTGGTTAATTTATATACAGAAACAGCGGGATTAGGGGAGAAACATGCGTGTGATCCTTTGGATATTTGCGAAAGGGATATAGAGATTTTGATAGCTTCAATCTTAATCTTATCAAAAAATTAAATTTTTTCCTTGCCAAGGAGGTGAAAGAGCCCTATATATATTTATTCAGTTTTAATTTGCTGAGAAAATTTTAATAAAAAATAAATAACGTAACCTAAACGATACCGATATACGTTAACGTAACGATGAATACAAAAATTATAGGATTAAGTGGAGTAGCCGGATCAGGAAAAGATTTATTTTCTAAGATGCTCTTGGAGAGAGCACCAGAATACAAGAAACTAAGCCTTGCCTCAAATCTAAAGACAGATTTAAGACAAAAAATTATTGATCAATATGATATTGATATTTTTAATTGTTCTAGAAAAGAAAAGAATTCCATAAGGCATGAACTGGTCAATTATGGAAGTAGAAAAAGAACTGAGTCTAAAGGGAGGTTCTGGATTGAAAAGTTAAATCAAGAAGTGGAAAGCATGGAGGACTCTATCTGTATTACAGATATTCGATATGATGATTATGAATTCGATGAGGTATACTGGTTAAAAAAGGAATTAAATGGAGTTTTAGTCCACATTGAAAGGTTTACTATTTTAAATAATAATAAAAAAATTATCGAAGCAGCTAACGAAGAAGAACGTCGAAATGATCCCAAGCTAAGAGAACAAGCTTCTTATAATGTACAATGGCCGACATTCGAGGAGAATATCGAAAAACACGCAGGGGGATACGTTAATAGTTTTTTAGCTTGGTTAAGAAATTATGATGAAACCATTAGAGGACAATCAACTAATCTGGAGAGTTAAAGTCAGAAAGTGTGATATTAGTCTAATTGAATTAATCAAGAGACACTCTAGGTTGTTTTATAAAATTTCTCAAAAATATTTTCCATTTACTGTTAGACCAAACTCACAAAGCGTAGAAGATATAATTGGTAGCTGTGACTCTATAATTTACGAAGCGGTTCTTGAATATAAACCGAGAAAGAAAGTCAAGTTCTCAACTTGGTTGGGTAACTTTGTTAGATACAAGTGTTTGAATTATTTAAATAAAAACTCTAAACTAATAGATACAGATCAGGATAAAATGGACTTCTTTTTCCAAAAAAAATCGTTAGAAAATTTCGGGAACGTCAAACGTAAGGATGATTACGTTTTTGTTAACAGTTTGATATCGCAATTTAAAGATGATAGAATGAAGAAGGTTTTCGAACTGAGATATTTCTCTGGATTAAAAAAAATGACATGGGTAGACATAGGAAAAAAGCTAGAGCTTAGCGCTCAAACCGCGATAAATCTACATAACAGGGGGAAAGCTATCCTAAAGAAGAAGTTTGATAGTGAGCTGAATTTTGCAGATAAAATTTTGTAAAAAAAAGCTTGCGTATTAATTTATTATACATATATTGGCTTTGTAATGAGTGAAGAAAATAAAACACCGAGTAAATGGCAGCAACGAGAAATTGGAGCCCTTTGGAAAAACGAAGGACGTAACCAAAAGTATCTAGCTGGTCACGTAAAACTACCAGATGGCACCGAACAAAAGGTTGTCATTTTTAGCAACAAGAATCGTTCTAGCGATAAAGCTCCCCATTTTAGGGTGTATAAATCGGAAGACCAAAAAGCTTCGACCGAAACTACATCTACTGATTTGGACGACATGGATAATAGCGGCTCAGTATCTACTGACGACGCAGATCTTATTTAAGGAACATTAAAACGTGAAACAGTTCTGCGTCAATGCCCCTATCAACAGTGTTTCTTTCGGTCAAGTAACTACGGCCGTTCTTTTAGAAATGCTCGATAGGGGTATTGAGCCGAACCTTTTCCCAATTGGTGGGAAAATTGATCTTTCTTCCCAAGACTTTGATGAAGAACAGGTCCAGAAGCTGGAAAAGCTTGCTTCGACAAGTTTATCTTCTCACAAGAGAGAAGATCCTTCTTTCAAATTGTGGCATTTTAACGGTAGTCTAGAGTCCTTTTCCAAGGAACAGTTATTGTTAACTTTCTACGAAACAGATTCCCCCACGGAAGAAGAGCTAAACTGCTTCAACTCAAACCGAGTTCTCCTAACTTCTAAATACGCTGTAGAAGTTTTCAGAGATAAGGGGGCAAACGCTGAGTACGTGCCTTTATTTTTTGATAAATTTAATTTCAGGGCTAAAGAAAGAAAATATTTTTCTGATGGTAGAATCGTATTCAATCTATGCGGTAAATTTGAGAAAAGAAAACATCACCCAGAAGTTTTAGATGCTTGGGCTAGAAAATACGGGAATAATACTAAATACTTTTTACAGTGCGCTATTTTTAATCCTTTTTTATCTCCAGAAGTAAACGATCAACTTATCAGTGACGCCCTAAGGGGAGTTAGGTATAATAATATACAAGTCTTGAGACCGATGGCTAAGAATTCCTTATATAATGATTTTTTAAATTCGGGTAACATCGTAATCGGAATGTCTGGAGGAGAAGGCTGGGGTCTTCCAGAGTTTCATTCGATTGCCTTAGGTAAACATTCTGTGATGTTAAACGCTCATTCGTATAAAGATTTTATTACTGAAGAAAATTCTGTATTAGTCGAGCCTAATGGTAAAGTTGATTCTGAAGACGGTCTCTTTTTTAAAAAGGGAGACCCATTCAGTCAGGGCCAATTTTTTAAATGGGATGAAGATGACTTTATAGACGGGTGCGAAAAAGCTATAAAAAGAGTGGAGTCTAATCCCATTAACGAAGCGGGACGAAAACTACAAGAGGACTTTCCTTTATCTCAGACGGTTGATACGATTTTGAAAAAAATTGAGGAGATGTAAAATGCCTTTTTATATTTTTGTCAATCCTGATACAGGAGAGGAGATTGAAATTCAACAAAAGATGAAAGAGCCCCATGTCTATATTGATCAAAATGGGTTAGAGTGGCAGAGAGTTTTCGTTTCCCCCCAAGCTTGTAACGGGATGAATCATGATCCCTTTAACCCAAGCCATTTTTTAGAGAAAAGTCGATACTCTAATACGTCTACCTATGGAGAGCTTGAGGATAGAGCTAAAGAGGATAGTGCTCGTAGGGCCAGTAAGAACGGCGGGGTAGATCCTTTTAAGAAAAAGTGGTTTAAAGACTACTCTAAAAGGAGAAAAGGCAAGAAGCATCGTGACGATCCGTCTCGATTTTCCGACTAGTACACTAACTATTAACACGGAATAAAAAAATCGACTCTTCAGTTCTTTTTTCTTTATTTAATCACTAAAAGCATGTAATATGTTTTACATCTTTCAAGAAAAAACGAACTTCAAATGAGCGGCAAAATTAACGTAAAAAAAAGAAACGGGAGACTAGAGCCCCTTAACATCGACAAGATAAATCTATGCGCAGAAAGAGCTTGCGGTGAACTAGAAAATGTTTCAGCAAGTGAAGTGGTCTTAGACGCGCACGTTCAGCTTTACGATAAAATCACTACGAAAGAGATCGACAAGGCGCTTATCATGTCTGCTCGGTCTAAAATCGAAAAAGATCCTAACTATTCCTATGTAGCTGCTCGTTTATTTTTAGGAAATATTCATAAAGAAGTCTTTGGAGAGAGTAGAGATAAGGATATGTTTGAGCAGCAATACAGGCTTTCTTTCGTAAGAAATATTAAAAAGCTTGTTAAGTTTGGAACTTTAAGCGACAAACTTTTATCTTACGACCTTAAAAAACTTTCAGAACATTTAGTGCTAGATCGTGATTATAAATTTAAATACCTTGGGCTGCAAATTGTGCACGATCGTTATCTTTTACATATAGATGGTAGGCGTTTAGAAGCCCCACAAGCTTTCTGGATGCGTGTCGCCATGGGTCTAGCCCTTAACGAAGACGACAAGGAGGGTAAGTGTATCGAGTTCTATAATGCAATTTCTCAATTTTATATTTGTCCCTCTACGCCGACCCTGTTTAATAGTGGTACAGTCCGTAGTCAGTTAAGCTCTTGTTATCTAAACACATTCGATGATAGCATTGATGGGATATTCGAGGGCTTATGGCAAGAAGCGCGTAAAAGTAAATTTGCTGGCGGTCTTGGTTTTGATGTCACTCCGTTTAGAGCCAGCAACTCTTACGTAAAAGGAACGAATGGGAAATCCTCAGGACTTATCCCTTGGCTTAAAATCTACAACGACACACTTATCGCTGTTGATCAAGGAGGGAAAAGGCCGGGAGCAGGATGCGCTTACATAGAATCTTGGCATCTAGACATTGAAGATTTTCTTGACCTTAAGAAGAATACAGGAGACGATCGTCGTCGTTGTCATGATATGAATACAGCCAACTGGCTTCCTGATTTATTTATCAAGAGAGTACAAGAAGATGGCGACTGGTATTTATTTTCCCCTTCAGATACTAGAGACTTACACGAGCTTTACGGAGAGGCTTTTGATAAAAAATATAAATCTTACTGTAAAAAAGCGGAAAAAGGAATTATAGAGAATTTTAAAAAAGTAGAAGCTAAAGACCTTTGGAAAAGGATGCTCCGTGTGCTATTTGAAACGGGACACCCTTGGATGACCTTTAAGGACAACGCTAACATGCGTTACTCTAACGCTCACGAAGGCGTAGTCCATAGCTCAAATCTTTGTACTGAAATCTTTCTACATACAAAACCATCTAAATATGAATTAGGTGAAAAAACAGAGGTAGGAGAAACAGCGGTATGCAATTTAAGCTCTATAAACTTAAAAGAACATATAAAAGAAAATAACAAATTAGATTATAAATTATTAGCTAAAAATATAGCTATTCAAATGAGGATGCTAGACAATGTTATTGATTTAAACTTCTACCCAACGAAAGAAGCAGAGAAGGCCAACATGAGCCATCGACCCGTCGGAGCAGGTACGATGGGCTGGGCAGATGTTTTTAATGCTCATAAAATCAATTTCTCTTCAGAAGATGCAGTGAAGTTCTCTGACGAATTGTATGAATTTATATCCTATCATTGCCTACAGAACTCTAGCAAGCTAGCAGAAGAAAAAGGGTCTTATTCCTCATATGAAGGCTCTCTATGGAGCCAAGGGATATTACCTATTGACACTTATAAATCTTTAATGGACTATTTAGGAGAGAAACCTATTATTCATAGAGGTAAAAAATATGTCCCTGAATTGGATTGGAAAGATTTACGTGCTTGTATTGGGTTACACGGGATGCGTAATAGTAACACTATGGCTATCGCTCCTACTGCTACTATATCTTATATTCAAGGTTGCTCTGCTTCTATTGAGCCCGATTTTTCTACTTTGTTCGTATATGAAAACAAAAGCGGGAACCTTACGATCGTAAACGAGTGGTTTATTAACGAATGTAAGGGGCTGGGGGTATGGAACCCAAAACTAATTGAGATGCTTAAAGCTGTCGATGGGGATGTTTCTCGTTTAAACGGCGAGCTTCCCGAAGACCTTAAGAGCCGTTATCGAACAGCCTTTGACCATGATCAATTTTTATTAATTGATTCTGCTGCAGCTAGACAGAAATGGATAGACATGGGACAAAGTTTAAACTT